CTGATTTCATTCTCGACAAATCCCTGCTTGTGCTTGAAGAACTGTGTTCGAATCGAGATTGGTGCCTTAATCCTTAATGTAATCTGTGGGTGTGCGAATGGTGTCCAGTGCTTATGTTCGGCAAGATATTTGATAAGTTTCTTGTCTTTACCAGACAGACATTTAAACTCTTCTCTGAGTCTGTCTGCCTGCCAATTATGCCCAGTGACTTTCTTGAGTGCTTCTTCGTTGTAGTCCCACTCACTCTCTTTATCGAACGATACACGAGCAGCATTTACTACCGTTAGATCTGTACCCATGTGGTCAACTAATTCCACATAGCCTTTGTTAAGAACCTTAGTCATTGTCGTCACTCTCTATATCTAAAAATGTAATGTCATATCCCTCTAGCTCCGTAAACGATCGAGCATAATCTTTGGCTCTTTCAAACAAGTCAGCATCAACCTCTCTTACGTAACTAGCAAAATTTCTGTTAAACTCTAAAACAATTTCTAATAAAACTTCCTGTGGGATATCATCACGATTATATTCAAATTCTGTCATACTTTTTTCCAATTTCTAAAATGCAGTCTAGCTTCTAGTCCGCTGTATGTATTCTTGTCTATGATCTTCTGTATATCTTTTGAGGATCTTGTGTAGATCATATCATTAATATCTTTTTCTTTCATATTGGTAGGCCAGATACAAATTTTACATTCCTTGTTAATAAGCCTGTCCATATAGTTTACGATCTGTTTGTTCCGTGGTTCGTTATCCAGAACATAAACTACTTCAGTACCAATAAGCCTGTCGTGTAGATTTTCTATTGCACCCGCACCAACCATTGCAATCGTGTTGGGAATGAATAGACTGTCGATTGGTCCCTCGACCACATAGACTTTCTTCTTGGGATCGACACGCCAGAGTCCATACCATAGACGATCGATACTCTTGTCGGCTTTCACTGTGATGTAGCGAGCACTGAACCGAGCAGTCTCTTCTCCCTTAAACGATAGAAGTCTACCCTGAGCACCAACAACATCACCGGTCTTGTTGAAGAAAGGAATGATAAGACGTTCCTCTGCACCAAGCGCAAGACATTCGGGGTCTAGCTTCTTCATCCACGTACCGAAGTCATCGGTATAATAGAGAATGTCATAGAACTTCTCTGGGATCTTTCTCATCTTACAGAACTGATACGCCTTATGTGAAGGATCTAGATCTTTAATCCGAGTTAGATCATTCAGCAAGACTGAGTTAGTTTTAAATTTTGGCTTGAACGACAGACCACCAAACATACTTTCTTCCTTTGGTTTTTTATAGTTTGAATTTCCATTTTCCCCATTCTTCCATCTCTCAACAGAGTAATCTTTCATCAGTAGTGGTGATACCATTTCCAAGAAACGGTAGAGTGAATGACCTACACCACAGTTGTGACATTTGTAGAAGAAGTCATTACCCTTCTTGTAAAAGTACCCACGAGCTTTTGTTTTATTCCTTGTTGAATCTCCACATATCGGACATCTACAATTTGCTAGATCTTCTTTCTTCCACTTGAACTGCTGAAGGCTACCTGATGCGAGGTTTATGAATTTTTTGTCGATGTAATACGACATCAGATGCTCCAGCTTTCAAACTTTCCTTTTGAAGGAGAAAACTTTTCATCGAAGTTTCGTCCATCAAGTCCATTCCCAGCTTTGGTGTCTTTTGTTTGGTTGGTTTGAAGTAGGCCACTCTGGTCATTTTTATCAACGTCATACAGCTTCATCTTTCCTCTGTTAATACCAAGGATGAACTTCTTGTTTGAAGCAACATCATTGTATCTATTCTTTAATTGTTTGACCATAATCTGGTTGTTCTCTTCGAGTTCTTCAGTCGATATCAGAGCGATCATGAAGTCTGCGGTTGCTGGTAGACCGAACGATTCTGAAGTATCTTCCAATCCAACATCGCTATTATTGAACCCGCTACGATTAACCTGTGTTGCGGAGAAGATAGGAACAGAGCGTTCAACCGCCATACCACGAAGTTCTTCTGCAATCGCTTTGATGTATGTGTACGAGTTCACATTACTTCCATTCTTGAGACGAGCAGAGGCACAGATGTTGAGGTAGTCGATGAAGATTATGTCCGGCTTAAACTGCTTCTTCATCCAAAGCTCATCGAGGAGTGCTCTGAAGTGATTAACATTCGCAGTCGCAGTCGGGTACTCTTTGACAATAAGTTTACCCTTGAGATGGGTTTTGAATCCCTCAAGTTTCTTGTAGTAAAGATTACGAGGAAGATCCTGAACATCATCGATTGTCATATCAAAAAGATTCGCATCAATCCTCTCTGCGATTCTTTCTTCTGCCATCTCACATGTGATGTAGAGAACGTTCTGGTTCTGAGTCAGACAGTTCGCTGCATGGTGACATAGGAACAGGGACTTACCAACACCCGTACCAGCCATGATGATGTTCAGAGTCTTCTGTGGAGTCCCACCACCAGTAATGGTGTTGAAGTACTCAAGGTCAAATGGGACTTTCTTTTCTACTCGGTGGTAGAAGTCGTATCTTTCTTCTGCGTCTTCGATGTAGTCGTGTCCGATGTGTGTGTCGAACGAGACTGCAAGGGCGTCTGAGAGAATTTCTGGGATTGCATTCGCTGTCTTTGAGTCTGATTTGTCTTCGAGGATATGGATTGACTCCATGATCGCATTGTAAACCGCCTTGTCTTTACAAAAATCTTCTGTCTGTGATGATAACCAATCAAGCTCTGGAACATCTTCATCCGTCAAACTTTCCATGAGTTTACCCAGTTCTTCAAACTGGGGTTCTGTCAGGCTAGTTTTCTTGTCCAGATCAATAACAATCGCTTCCTTAGTGGGAAGCGCATTGTATGTAGATATGAAGTCTTGGATTGCACCGAAGACAAGTTTTTCAATCTGATCGTGGAAATATTCCTTCTTTAGGAAAGGGGTGACCTTCCGAGAAAACTCATCGTTGTATATCAGATTTTGAAGTATCACCAACTCTATGTTCTTCACTACTAGCCTCTTTCAGTATATCCAAATCTTCGGGTACGTCAGTTATCTGTTCTTCTAAAACAGAGAGTAGAATATTCGTAAACACGTCACGAAGTTCTTCCGTTACTTCTTCTTTATTTGGATTTTCGATGATGTCATAGTCATAATCAAAGTGTAGGTTCTCATCTTTCTCTTCCAGAACCACACGATCATATCTTAGCACGATACCCTTGTATTGTCCACCAGTAATTTCGATTGGAACATTTCCTTCGGTTATTTCATCAACGTAGCGATAGTCAGGAGCTTTCATTTACTTCCTCGGTTTCTTCTTCATCAGCACCAATTTTACCATACATGAATTCTTTCTTCACTGCCACTTCGAGCTTCTCCATCACATCTGCGGTGAAGTACTTTTCGGGATCCTTGTAGATAGACTTTTCATAGACTTTGGCTCCGTCTGGGAGTTGGATCCGAGTCGAGACTTTATCGAAGATTTCATATTTGAGGGCAATATCAACAAGACCATAGTATGGGTTCAGCCCCTCATCATAGTTCAGAAGAACATCGACCATAGAATTCTCTTTGGTGAATCTACTCTTGTATAGCTTACAGTGAATGATATTTCCGACTACATCTGTCCCATCCTTGACCTTCTTCTTGGAAAGGTACACGATTGTAGACGCTGCATACTTGAGTCCAGAACCACCACCCATCTCCTTCTGAGGGAACATAGAACCGATCACGTCATAGGTGTGGTTAGTGAGGATGAGTGGGATGCCTGCTTTACCTAACTTGAGAGTCAGGACTCGGAAAGTTGACTTGACCATCTGTGCTCTCGTCATATCACGAGTACCCTTACCATCGGCAGTGTCGGCAATCTCCTTGTCTGTGCTCAACATACCCAATGAGTCTAGACAGATAAGAATAGGCTTCTTTTCACCCTTAGAAAGTTCAAGGTACTTGTCAACAATTGTAATAGCCTGATGTCTGAACTCTTCAATCGTTGCGACAGGGAACACGGCTACCCGATTAGGATCAACGCCACGATCAGCAAACATCTCTGAAGTTACAGCTTGTTCAGTATCAAAATAAAGTACCACACCGTCAGGATTATCAGACAGGAATTTGTGTACGATGCCAAGTGTAAAATACGTCTTTCCAGTGGCTGATTCTCCAGCGATCG